CCGCAAGCGTGGCCAGCGCGTCCACCGCCGGATAGACGCCGGTTGCGGAACGGACGCGGGTGAGCGATTTCAATTCTGAACCGATCAGAATGGCATCGACACCACCGGCATTTGCCGCCAGCGAGGCGTAGTGCAGAACCATCTCACGATAATTCCACTGGTCGGGGCCACCACTGAAAAAGGTGCTGATCTGCGTTCCCGCACCAGCAGTCCCGTCGGGCGATCCACCCTGCCCTGGTGCCGGATCGCACGTGATGCGCCCTCGCCAGGGATAGGCCGGCTGCGAGGCTGCACCTGTCCATGGATCGTGCAGCGTATTGCCAGCCGGAATATCCATCATCAGAAAGGGATACAGCGTGATCTTGAGGCCACGGATTTTGAGTTCAGCGATCAGATCACGGACGCTTTGATCAGATGGCGTGCCGCCAAAGGCCGGACGACCGTTCACATTGGACACAAGATGCGCCGTGGCGCGGTCCAATCCGGCGGCCGACCACGTTCCGCCGTAAGTCTGCTTCTGGCGATTGTCGACCCCGGGCATCACCCGGCATTGGTCGCAACGGAGATCGGTGCCGAACCACGCCACGACGATCGCAACGCGTTCGACGTTCGGAGCGACAGACTGCAATTCATCGAGCGAGGCGATGACGTCTGACGGCGCATATGTAATATGTCTGTTCTCAGGCGCCGATTGGCCTGGGCCGAGCGTCTGCACCACTGTTTCTGGTGCGTAACCGAACTCGGTCGCGCCGGGAATGAGCGTGACGGCGCGCACCATTTGTTCAAGCCGGCCTACCGGGCGCACGATTTCGAACGACATTTGCGGAATGCGGTTGCCGAAATTCGCCAGCGGAAGCCGTTCGAACACGACATAGGCGAGGCCTCGGTAGGCCGGCGCACCGCCTTCCTTGGCGACGATCAACGGATCCGGCGTCTGCATTTCGTCGCCGGCATATATGCGTATCGTTAAACCGGACAGGTCGAGCGGCTTGCCGTCCGCCCATACGCGCAACACTGTGTCAATCGGGCCTTCGCACAGGCCAACCGCAAGATTCGCAAAGTACGAATAAGTGGTCGTGTTGGTTGTGACGGCCGAGCCACCGCCCATACCCTTGCCGCCACCACTCCCTGTAGTCTGCGACGTGGTGGCTACTAGCTCTTCGAGGTTCGTCGCCCATATTACTTGCCCCGAAAGGCGCGCGCGCCCGTAGACGCGTGGTATCGGCGCGCCTTCCGTCGAGGCCATCACCTCAAGGTCTGCGAGGCGCGGCCCTTCCTGTGAAATTTCGCGCCGACTCGCGAACAGCGCGCGATCGATGGCATTGCCGGCAAGCGCACCGACCAGACGGCCGGCGATTGCGCCCGCCGGGCCAAAAACTGTATTGCCGGCGGCAGCGCCGGCGGCTGAAAGAACGAGGGCAGCCATTACCTGATAACTCCGGGAAATTTGAATGCGTAAGCCAGGCGCCTTCGCCACCACGGCGCGATGGCGACCTCCGCAACGGCCGCCCCATCGTGCGCATGCACCATCAGATCGGACGTTGTGACGATGGCCGCGTGTTTGGCGGGCAGATTCGCGCGCCAGCGGAATAACAACACGTCACCGGGGGCGATGTCGGCTAAGGGAGTCGCGATCAGGTGACGTGTCGCCGCCTCCGCCAACGACTCATTCCCCGTCGCCTCGGCCCAATCGGGCGCGTAAGGCGGTGCACGCTCGGGCTCATCCCCGATAACAGCGCGCCAGATACCGCGCACCAGCCCGAGACAATCGCAACCGACCCCTTTGAGCGAGGCCTGATGCCGGTAGGGTGTGCCGATCCAGCGTCGCGTTTCCGCAACAATATCCTGCCGAAGAACTGACATGGCTCAGCCCTGCCGGCTCTTGCCGTCGTTGCCTGGCTGGCCCTGGACGGGATAGCTGATAACGAAGTCGTTGCCGGGAATGTGCGGAAAGCCACGGAAGTTGACGAGGTTGTTGAAACGGTCGTGGCACGTCTGGAATTGCTTGTCGCAGCCCGCGGTGACGGTGAAGCTATCGCCGGTCGCAACTGGCTCCGGCATCGCTTGCCAGAGTTCGAAGGTGACGATGCTGTCCTTGCGATGCACTTTAACCTCAACGCTCAGGCCGACATTGGCGCTGCTTGTGAATGTGAGTTTCCCAGCTGTGAACCAACCGTCGTCGAAATCGTCGAGCCAGCTTGCCGTGAAAGCCGACGTTGCGCTGAGCGCGGTCACCACACCGCTGCCCTGAAAGCCAGCAGCCGTGACATCAAACTTGCAGCGGGCATCGCCAAGATCGGCCGAGCAGGTCACGGTATAAAGCCGCCCGCTGTCCTCGGAGAGCTGCTCGCTGAGCCCTCGCATTTCGGCCGTGAATGCTGCGCCCTCGCGGCTAACCTCGCCGAGAGTGCCCTTCGCGAGGAGCACGCTCAGATCGGGCTCCGTCCAATCGGTGAGCCACAACTCGACGACCGCCGCATCGTAGCGGCCCGCGGCAAGATCGGCCTCGTTGAGTGTATCGTCGGCAAGCGCACCGGAAATCTCGGAACTGTCGACAGCGAGGCCGAGCTTTTGCGTCGCTTCGCTGCCCGACAACCCGCTGCCGGCGCGACAAGCCACTGCGCCGAGCGCGACATCCTCGTCATGGTCGGTGAAGCCTTGAATTAGGCCGTCAGAGCGCTTGATGATCCAGCAGCGGCATAAAGTCGTAACGCCGGAGTCGAGCTTGGCCTGAAGCGCAGGAGGAATCACTCTCATGGCCGAATCTCCACGAGTGGAATTTTGGGGATAGCGCCGGCCGCAAAAGCGGAGAGATCCATCTCGAGATAGTCGGTGTCGAAGCGCACCGGCACATCAAACAGGAAGCCAGCTGTAATGGCCGCGCCGCTCGCCGGAATGTGGCCGGGGAGGAAATTGATCACCCCTGTCGCTGGATCGACGATGAACCCGACCCCCTCTTCCAGCTCATTTTCCGCCACAGCAATACGCACGCTGTCAGGAACGGGCTTCACAATCGGCCGGCGGTACGGTGCATAAAACGCACCATAGATCTTGCCGAGCTGGAGCGTCTCGGTGACGCCGTCTCCTGTGCCGATGACCTGGTCGGTCGGTGCAATCGCATGCCCCGGAGCGGCTGAGGAATGGTCAAGCCGGTCGCGCCAGCGAAAACCGTAAAGCCGTCCTCGCCGCTCCTCAAAAAAAACGAGTACCTGCGAAAGCGCTTCGAAAGTCTTCACGCCATAACCCGCATCGTAGCGTCTGCGGGAATGCGTCCATCGCGCGTTGCGTTCTTCGGCGCCGGAGCCGAGCAAAACTACATCCGTGCGACGTTGCGGCCCGCCGGCACTTTTCAAGGAGATGTCGAGCGGAAACAAAACTTCGTGGAAGGCTGTCATTGCTCAAAACCCACGCTGCCCGCGTGCCACCGCGCGGGCGATTTGGCCCGTGACGTAGGCTTCCGAGCGTCGAAAACTTTGTGCATCGGCGGCCGCGATGTGGACCGTGACATTTGTCGGCTGCCCCGCGCCGCTCATGGCAACGCCTAGCCGTCCATCGGAACTTCGTGTCAGGGGGACGATTGCTTCGGGTCCCGCTTCACCGGCGAGCCCAAGGCCTCCCTGCGAGAGTGGAAAATAGGTCGGCGCACCGATTACTCCGCCCGTTGCGAAGGGAATAGCCCGCCTGCTTTCGGATGAGTCACCGCCGGCAAACAGACCGTCGAAGAGCTTGCTCAGGCCCCCTGCCATGCCCTTGGCAACATGGTTAACTGCTTGCGTGACGGCCATGCCGGACAGCCGCAAGGCAAGTTGCTTGAGCACATCGTCGAACTGTTTGCCGCCGGCCGCTGCATCCGTGAAAGCCTTGCTGATAGCTCTGGCGAATACCGTCGTGGTGACGCCCAACATCCTGGTGCTGTCGCGAACCTTGTCGGCTGTCTCAGGCAGAAAACCAGGTAAAGAATTGTCGGTGGAATCGAAGTTATCGATCATCAGGATATCTCTTCATCAATTTTGAAAGTGCACTTCTATCGAGCGGTGCGCCGCGGCCGGTGACCGCCTCAATGGCGTAGGCGAGTTCGCGTGGTGTCATGCGCCAGAACTGTTCGGGAGAGAGCCGCAGCACACCGAGGCCAAAGCCGATCGCCTGCTTCCAGGGAAACGGCGTCATCCGCTCGCCTCGCCGAAAGTGGCGGCAATCAGCGCCGCTGCGACGCGGACATAGCCTTGTGCGCCGCCGTCGATCGCCATGGCGGCAACCTCGTCGTCGCTCACGCCCTCTCCGGCCCCGCGCAGGCCCGCGCCGATGATGCGCGTGAGATCGCGCGCTTTCATGCGGCCGGCGCCGAAACGTTCGGTCAGCGCAACCAGGTCGTCGGCGCCGAATGCATCTTCGAGTTCGGCCAGTGCGCCGAGCGTGAGCACCAGACGGCGCCGCGCACCGCCGATTTCGGCCTAGATTTCACCACGGTGACGATTGGCCATGCTACGCCTCCGTGAAGGTCAGCTCGCCGGCAGATTCGAGCGACATGTCATATGTCACTTCGCCATTGTGCTCGCCGGCGATTTCCAGGCTCGTGATCTGGAAAGGACCCTGCACCGTCCCGAAGTCCGGGTGATGGCTGACAACGCTGCCGTCGAAGAAGGCCTGCCGCATCAGCGCATCGCTGGTAGCGTCCTTGAACAGGCCGCGGCCCGATACCGATGCGCGTTTGATGCCGGCTCCGTCGAGCAGTTCGCGCC